ATAAAGACATCCAAAATAGTAGTATTCTTTACGAAACCTGCTATACTAAGTAATGTACCGATGAATGAACTTCATAGGTAATCACTAACTCAAACAGCAATTGGATGAATCAGTGATTGACAAGTAGATTGTTATCTCGTATACTATCTACAAGTCACCGTCATAAACCTTATGACTACTACACTTAAACTTAGTTTATCAGACACTTAAAACTCGAAAGGAAATACAAATGTCTTTAGCAGCAATCCGCGCCAAATTGGCCGCACAAGAAAACCGTGGTCAATCCACACAATCTCAATCTGGTGGTGACAACACCATCTACCCACACTGGAACATGGACGACAATGCGAACGCATTGGTACGCTTCTTGCCAGACGGTGACAAAGCCAACTCATTCTTCTGGGTTGAGCGCAACATGATCAAACTGCCATTCACTGGCGTCAAGGGTCAAAATGATTCCAAAGAATACATCGTACAAGTACCATGCGTTGAAATGTATGGCGATGCTTGCCCTGTCCTAGCAGAAGTTCGTACTTGGTACAAAGACGAATCTCTCAAAGAAATGGCTAACAAATACTGGAAGAAGCGTACATACTTGTTCCAAGGCTTCGTTCGTCAATCACCAATGAACGAAGAAAAGATGCCTGAGAATCCAATTCGTCGCTTCATTATCTCTCCACAAATCTTCGCTGTTATCAAATCTTCATTGATGGACCCAGAGATCGAAGAAATGCCAACAGACGCTCTCCGTGGTCTTGACTTCAAAATCGTCAAAGGTCAAAAAGGCGGTTGGGCTGATTACTCAACATCAGGCTGGGCTCGTAAAGAATCTGCGTTGACAGAAGCAGAACAAGCGGCAATCGATCAATACGGCTTGTTCGACTTGAAAGAATTCTTGCCTAAGAAGCCAAGCGAAAGCGAACTCAAAATCATCAAAGAAATGTTCGAAGCGTCAGTTGACGGTCGTCCATACGATGCTGAAAAATGGGGCGCCTACTACAAGCCTTGGGGCTTAGACACTGGTACTTCAACAAAAGCGGGTGATGAAGAACAAGCAGCCGCGCCAGCACCTCGCGTTCAAGCACCAGTTGCTCAGCCAACACAAGCTCCTGTCCAAGAAGCCGCACCATGGGAAGCTGACGCTGCCGAAGCTGCCGAATCAATCAAGGTTCCAGCTCCTGCCGCAACCAGCGATAAAGCAAACGACATTTTGGCGATGATCAGAAATCGTCAAAAGACAGCGTAATAGCTGAACCGAGATAACGCCTTCGGGCGTTATCTTCATTCTAAGGAGCAATAAATGACTCTACCTGACGAGAGATACAGGTCTCTCAAACAAGCAAAGAAGCTGTTGGAAGAATTGGTCGATCCTGGCAAAACACCACGAGTGCCTTCAATTATCCGTGAACGAGCAAGAGGAGTTCTCCGTCACTTTCCTAGCGACTACGAATTCGAAAAACTTGCATCGAGTTGTCCAGAATTACTTGACACTGAGCCCTTCAACATCTACAATACAAAGAACACAATAGGAAAATAACATGGCAAAACCATTTGATCTGAGTAAATTCAGAAAAGACATTACAAAAGCAATCGACGGCCTATCAATCGGCTTCCATGACCCAACTGACTGGGTATCAACTGGTAACTACGCACTCAACTATCTAATTTCGAGTGACTTTAAAAAAGGCGTACCACTGGGCAAGGTCACAGTATTCGCTGGTGAATCTGGCAGCGGCAAGTCATTCATTTGTAGCGGCAACTTAGTTCGTAATGCTCAGGAACAAGGTATCTATGTTGTACTAATCGACAGCGAGAACGCTCTTGATGAAACATGGTTACATGCGTTAGGCGTTGATACAAGCGAAGACAAACTACTCAAATTGAACATGGCTATGATTGATGATGTCGCTAAGACAATCTCAACATTTATGAAAGACTACAAAGCGATGGCCGAAGGCGACCGCCCTAAAGTTCTATTCGTTGTTGACTCGTTGGGTATGTTAATGTCACCAACAGAAGTAAATCAGTTCGATGCTGGTGAAATCAAGGGCGACATGGGTCGCAAGCCTAAAGCACTCAAAGCACTTGTAACTAACTGCGTGAATATGTTCGGCAGTTGTAATGTGGGCTTAGTAGCTACTAATCACTCATACGCATCACAAGACCCATACTCACCCGACCCAATCGTTAGTGGTGGTAGCGGCTTCGTGTACGCATCTTCAATCTTGGTTGCTATGAAGAAACTCAAGTTGAAAGAAGACGAAGACGGCAACAAGACTAGTGAAGTACTAGGTATTCGTGCCGGCTGTAAGATTATGAAGACTCGTTATGCTAAGCCATTCGAAGACATTCAAATTCAAATCCCGTATGAATCTGGTATGAACCCATACAGTGGCTTCTTCGACTTAATTGAAAAGCGTGAGCTAATCAAAAAAGAAGGTAATCGTTATGCGTACACTGACTTGAACGGCGAGATTCACAAGTACTGGCGTAAAGAGTGGAACAAGAACGAGAATGGTATCATGGATCTAGTCATGGACGAATTCCATGAGAAAGAAAAGATCGCCGCTATTGCCGCTAAAGTGGCAGCAGAAGCCGAAGATAATATTAGTGAAGAATAAATAGCTCAAGGAGAATTTATTATGAAACTTGATGTTATCTCAGAAGTATGGAACATGGCCAAAGACAGTATCTTATCAACCGATAGAGATACTGTCGCCGAGAACTTAGTTGGTATTCTAATCGACAATGACTTCTCGCCAAATGATATCAAATCAGCATTTCGTGGAGACTACGATGTTATCGCGGCCCTCAAAGTTTATGTTGATGACGCTGGTGTATTTGAGGACGAAGATGAATCAGAGTATGAAGAATACGACGAAGAAGACTTAGACGACTACAACGATGATTGGGAATAAATGTCTAATTGGTACACAACAGTAACCAACGACCTATCGACACTGCCAGATTTTATCGATCACTATGAACTAGAACTCTCACAAGCAAGATTTGAGGTCAGTGTTAAAGGTAGTGTAGAGAAGAATCTGGCAGGTCTTCCTGGTGTTACAGAACAACGCTTTAGTCAACTACAGACGATTGAAGCAGTACTCAATCACCTCAATATCAAGTTGAGAAAGATTCGCAGTGCTACATTCAAAAAGTATTTAGAGAACTATAATAGAGCACTCACATCACGCGATGCCGAAAAATATGTTGATGGTGAACAAGATGTTATTGATATGGAAACACTAATCAACGAAGTCAGTCTACTTAGAAACAAGTATCTAGGCGTAATGAAGGGTCTTGAAAGTAAGAACTTCATGATGGGTCATTTGGTCAGATTGAAGACCGCAGGAATGGAAGATTTTACAATCTAATGAAACCTCTAAAGCCAGTAAACCTCAACTTGAGGTCTGTTACTATTACTGACATTGAGAATCACAAACTAATCACTGATGATGCTCTCAACAGAGACTTGGACAATCTAAAGCGATTCAAGGCGGACACTAACGTCAATTCGTTTGCGGGCAATCCCACACTGTATCACCATCAGTTCACTAACTTATTGAAGTGTAAGCGCCAAGATGGCAAGAACATCTACGACACATGGAACGATCCACAACAGCGAGAAAAGTTATTCGCTGATACAGAGAAACGTAATCGCGGCGGAGCAACGGCTGCTGGCAACGTGTTTGAGTGCTACCGTATCAACAAGGGTAGTGTTGTCATGTTCAAAGCGACAACTGCCAAGTACTTGTACAAGAAATACCGAGCAACAAGCGTACTAGACCCAACTGCTGGCTGGGGTGGTAGACTACTAGGCGCATGGGCGCTTGGTATCAACTACACTGGTATGGACACTAACACCGAAATGATACCAGCGTATGAAGCCATGACTACTAAGTTAGCCGAATACGATGGCGGATTGTTCGACTTTGATGGCGCCATTCAGCAAATGATATGGGGTAGTTGCCTCGATCAAGACTTCTCCAAACTAGACTATGACTTCGTGTTAACATCACCACCGTATGTCAACCTAGAAATCTATGAACACATGACGCCGTGGGAATCGGACGCACATTTCTACCGAGAATTCTTTATTCCCCTGTGGCAAAAGTGTGTAGACAACATTAAGCCGGGTGGCCACGTGGCATTCAACGTATCGCCTAAGATGTACGAAGATGCCCTCAAGCACGGCCTGCCTCCATGCCATGAAAGTGAAGATTTAAAACAACAAATGGGTCAAAAGACAGAAAATCTAAAGACTGGTAAGAAAAAACATGATAAAATCTACGTTTGGAAATGTTAAAAACGAGATAAATACTCTATTATGAAAATCACTGAATTACTAAACGAAGCCGAGAAACCTAAAAAAGCACCCGCAGCCAGAAAAGGCAGTGGTGGTGTACGCTACAATAGTGAGGTAGGCTTACTAGCAGGATTCATGAGACTTGACGCTGAGAAATTCAATCCAAGTCAGCCAGAGAAGACTATGCCTGCTCAGTTACTAGAAGACCCTAAAGCGGTATATACTGATATCGCCAATTTACTTGCTCCTGTATTCGATGAGAAACTATTTAACAAGTGGTATGATCTAGGTCAGACATACGGTCAGGCAATGCACGAGAAACTTACTAAAGGTAAACGCCGTGTAGAACGATTCGGTTGGGCGGGCGGTGCCAATCAAAGCGAAAGTGGTCCTAGTGACGTTGAATTCATTGGTAGCGATGTTGCTGGTGTTAGTGTAAAAGAATCAGGCGGCATTACGCTGGCTAATTTAACAACAGCATCAGTAGGTCTAGACACTGAGTATGGACAAGACGTATTCAGTAAATACGCAGTAGAAGATTATCTCACAATGAAGCGTAATATCTTTACTGAGGTAATGAATCTTGCTCAATCACAACCTGACGTGCCTGTTAGTTCCGGTGACCCTAAGTACACAGTCACTTACATGAGTGCGACGGATACTTATAAGTGTGTTGGCAAATCAACAGTTGATTTATCTGCTGATGACATCTTATCAAAATTAGGCACTAACGCCGGCTGGCAGCGCCCATTCGGTAACTGGTTCGTTGCCAACTTCTCAGAGTATCGTCACTACAGTGATCCACTATTCCATAAAATCTCTTCTATCTTTGTCGAGACTATTGCTGAGACACTCAAGGACAGTAGTAAACTACGAAAGATGTTACAGTTCTCTAAAGTGCCGTACTTCTACGCTACGCCTAAGCACTTGTACTATGTGCCAAGTTACGACGAAGTAGATGACTTAGAAGTCAAAGATGTTACTTATGCTGATCCAGACGGAACTGCTCAACTGTTCAAAATTCAAATTGGTCGTAAAGATGCTCTCGATGATGCTACGGCAGAGTTAGACTTCTACATTCGCTACGGCAACGGCATGTTCGAGACAAACCCAACAGTGCGTGTTCAAAGTCTAAAGAACCCACAATTCATTGCCTGGGAACAGTTAGTCTAAGTTGACAATAAATGAATTCCGTGATAGAATACTAATATTCCGTCACTGAGTTCATTATGACTAAAATAATTCAATCACCTGCCCATGACCCCTCGGTAATGTATGCAGCGACATGGGCAGCATTTCGTACCAATGACCATCAGTGCGTCAAAGTACCACTATCTCCAGCAGGTCTTCCTAATAGTACATTAGTATTACAGTTTCTAAAGAAACAGGACACGCTCACGCAAGAAGACTTTGATCAAGGTGAAAAAGTCAGGCAGTACTGTCAGGGACTAACACTAAAGTTACTAAAGAATGACATCCTCAATGACTTTGAGAGAAAACTACTACTCTTATCAGAACAAGCAACAATCAACGAAAGCAACATTGCTCTAATCTGCTGGGCACCGGTATTGTACGACAGATTCACAAAACGTCAGCACGTGATTGATCTACTTGACAACTGCGAGAAATCACACTTAGGCACTCCCGGCGACAGAATTGAAACGACAGCAGAAGTAGTACGTTCTACT